CCAACAGATGTGCTGCGTTTGCAGGCGTTGTACACAGGTAGCCGTGGTAATGGTTTTGCTGTAACTGTACAGCCGACTTTGGGTGACGAGCAGGCGCGTGAAGTGCGCCTTTATGAAGGAACCAAGCTGCTGGGTACGTACAAAGGCAGTGACGGAACGGCCGCTTCGATTGCAGAAGCCATCAACAAAAACAGCGAAAACGTATGGGTGAAGGCCGAGGTTGTCGGCAATGGCGGCATTCCGGCGGATGTCAGCGGCGTACACCTTACAGGCGGCAACAGCGGTAATAGCAAGCTGGTGAATGCCGATTACATCGCCATGCAGGAAGCGCTTGAAGGACAGGAATTTAACGTGCTGGCGCTGGATTATGCAGCCGATATGGCATTGCTGCAAAGCTTTGCCGCCTGGATCAAGCGTGTTCGCAGCGAGGGCAAAGGCGTAATCGCTGTATTCGGCGGTTCCGCGGCAGATGATGTGTCCAAAACGGCTGTCAGCGTGGCCTCTGCGCGCTCCCTGGCCTTGAACCATGAAGGCATTGTGAACGTGGGTACGGGTGTGCGTCTGGCAGGTACGGACTACAGCTCCGCCCAAACGGCTGCCTATGTAGCCGGACTGATTGCAGGCCAACGGCTGAACCAATCGGCGACGTATGCGGTTACGCCTTTTGAGGACGTGACCCGCCGCTGGACACGTTCCGAGCAGGAGCAGGCTGTCCGTAACGGGGTCTTCCTGTTGTTCTTCGACGGCCGTCAGGTTAAAGCGTTGCGCGGAATCAACAGCCTGGTGAACCCGGCTGCCGGGCAAAACAACGCCTGGAAGAAAATTCGCTCCATCCGTGTCATGGACGCCATTAACGCTGACTTGCAGCGTGCAGCCGAGGAAACTTACATTGGCAAAATCAACAACACGGTGGAAGGCCGTCTGGCACTCATCGGTGCGATCAAAGAATATCTGGCACAGCTGTCTTTGAGCAACGTGATCGAGGCGGATGGCTACGATGTCATTCTCGATCCGGCATACTACGGCGATGCTCCAGTCATCAAACCGGAGCCAGACCAAGTGTTCCTGCAATGGAACGTGAAGCTGACCGACGTGATGGAGCAGTTGTTCGGCACATTTTACGTGCAATAAATAGGCATTTTACACGCATAAGCATTGTGCGGCAATTCAGCAGGACTGAATTCGTTTTTTAACAGCAAGGATTTTGGTAAATCCGAAACTATATTATGGATTATTTTGAGGAGGAAAAGGAAATGTTGGATGCTTCAAGAGTCATTTTAGGTACGTATGGTCAGGCGCATGTGGACGGGGTGTGGCAGACGAATATCAATAAGCTGGAAGCCAGCGTGGAAATGGAAAAACGCGAGCTGAATCTCGTGGGCAATGAGTGGAAGGTGCACAAGCGTGGTATCAAAAAAGGGACGGGAACGATGAGTGGCTACAAGGTTACGTCCGATATGATTCGTCGTGGTTTTAACCGTTTTGAGATTATTACCAAACTGGATGATCCAGAAGCCTTCGGACATGAAAGTATTCGTCTCATCCGTTGCACTCCCGACAAAATCCAGCTTGCCAACTGGACAGCGGGCGAGGAAGTACAGGAAGAAACAACCTTCACTTTCGAAGGCTATGAACTGCTTGATCCGATTGTAGCGAACTAAATTGAAAAACGGGGGATGGGGTGCTGTCAGGCATTCCGTTCTCCAAATACAAATAAGGATTTTGCAAAATTCTGAAATTAAAAATAAGGGAGAATGACTTATGAGCTTGAATGAAAATATGACAGAAGAACAAATTTTGGACAGCCTGTTTGAAGCTGCTGAAAAGCTGCCGGAGGAAACGGTCCGCATCAAGCGTCTCGATATGAAAATTGTGCTGCACGGCCTCACCTCCAGCAAAGTAGACAGCATTCGTGAACGCTGTACGGTTCGACGGACCGTGAAGGGTGCAGTGGATGAAAAGGTAGATACCGAGACCTTTAATGCCCTGTTGATTTCCGAAGCTACTGGCAAGCTGGAAGTGAAGGGCTTGTCCCTTAATGGATGGGGCGATCCCCGGATTACAAGCCGTTTGAAGCTGTCCGGTGGCGAGCAATCTGTCCGTCGTATGCTGCTGGCGGGTGAGCTGGATGCGGTAGGAGATAAGGTGCTCGAACTGTCCGGCTTTGGCGTTGAGATTGCTGATCTAAAAAACTAATCGGCTCCGGGGGAATGACGACGATGCTGTACCACTTGTGGGTCCGGCACCACCTCCGCCCCGGAGACTTTTGGCGGCTTCCCCGCGGCGAGCGTATGCTGCTGCTGGCGTTTGCCGAGCAGGAAATGGACAGCATGGCAGCTTCAAAGGCATAAACAAGGAGGTGAACATGATAGATGGCAGAAGCATTAAATTACCGCATGAACCTTGTAATAGATCCTAAAAACGTCATCAAGGCGAACAGAGAACTGCGCGCAATGGAACGTTATTTTGAGCGGATTCAAGGGCGTGTGTTGAAAATCGGCCGTACCCGCATGGCCCCGGAAATCGTGCTAAACGATATGGCCTCCAAGGGCTTGGATAATCTGTTGAACAAGATTAACCGGGTCAAATCCCAGTTCATTAACGCCTCAGGCAGTGTGGATTTGAAGGTGAAGAGTAGTAGTAGTGTGTCCATTGCCGGTGTTGATTCTCTTGTAAAAGCGCTAGATAGTAATACAAGTGCAATTAAACTTAAAGCTTTACTCAAAGAAGACAAGCCCAAAGAAGAGGAGAAGAAACTTCCTCCATGGGCTGAGAAACTACAAAAGGCATATGAACCTGTCAAGGTTGTTCAGGATGTATATAAAGGGGTTACAGGCGCAGATTTAAGTCTTCAAACGTTTAAAAAGATGCCCGCCGCTTTTATGGAGACCAAACAAACGTGGAAGGAAGGCGGAGCAAAAGGGGTACTTAAAAAATTCTTTTTTCCGGATAAGAAACAAGAGGTAGCTGAAGGTAACACGGAAGGTGCGACAGGTAATACGGACCTTGCGGAGATTAAAGAATTAATTAAAAAATTAATCCAAGTTACCTCAGATAGGTCTACTGGTGGCGGCGGTGGCGGATTTGGTGGCAATGGCCCGGGAAGAAGAAGCAGGCGTTCAGGAGGCAGAAGGTCTGGTAGCAGAGGCGGTGGTCGCCGATCTTCGGGTGGTCAAAGAGATTTTAATTCAAGAGCCGGAGATATTGCCAGGAACAATACAAGAGGCCAAAACTCAACACGAGGAAACAGAAGCGGACGACAAAGCGCCGCAGGCCCTGCAGAATCCAATCCCCGGATTAATCCTAACCGAAGAGTTCCAAGTCCAAGAAATAATCCGAGAAATTCTCCGAGAAATCGTCGAGGTCGTCGCTCTTCCAAGTCTAGTGGTGTTCTTGGCATTGTAGGCGGCTTGCTAAATGGTGAAACAGATATAGATGCTTCCTCTGTTTTGGATATGGTGAAGGACAGCGGATTAGTTGAAAAAGTGAGTAAAGGCCTTGGTGTAAGCAAAAAGCTCATTAGTGGGCCTTTGGGGGTTCTGGCAGATGTAGCAAGCATAGCTACATCAGCTCCGGGCAAGGAACGCGCACAAGCGATTGGTTCCACTGTAGGTGGGGCCGTTGGGAGTACGGTAGGGGGAGCAATAGGGACATTTTTGCTTCCAGGTGTTGGTACTGCTGTTGGCTCATATGTAGGCGGTTTAGCCGGTGACTTCTTAGGTGGTAAAGTGGGCGGCTGGATTTCAGATCATGGCTCTGAAATCCAGGAAAAGGCCTCCAAAGTAACAGGCTGGCTTTCTGACCAAACCAAAGCCTTTGGTGATAGCATTTCTAACTTCTTTTCTTTTGGCGGAGATGACAAGCCTAAGAAGGAAGTAAAGCCACCTGAAGTTCCTAAACCTGCAATCCCACCTCAACCTGCTGTTGCTGTGGCTACCAAACCATTAACACCCATGCCGCCTTTCCCTGGAACTCCAGTGGTCTATGGGCCTCCACAACCGGGGGCAAAAGGTGTCCCTAATCCTTACGGACCTATGGCTATTACCAATCAAGGCGTAAATCCAAGCCCGATGCTGAATACTGCGGCTCATGCGAACAATGGAGCCAAAGCTAAAGGCAAAGCCAATGGTAATCCTACACCTCAAGTGGTACAGATCAGTCCTGAACAAATGGGAACACTGTCAGGCTTTTTGAAGGATTTTAAAACCGAAACCACCAACCAATTCAATCTTCCTGCGGGGGCTGTACAGGTCACTGTGCATGAGAACAAGCTGGATGTGGATGGGCTTATTACACAAATTGGTTACCGTCTGAAAGCTGAAATCTTGCGGGCAACCCAGAATACCAAGCCTGCGGGCGCTGGAGCTATGTAATGCAGTGGATGGTAGCTATAGGGGAGGAGGAAAGAAATGGATTTCAGTTTGACGGATGGAAAAGGATTTAAGTTTGTTTTTCCGGTGAATCCCGAGGAAGTGACGATCTCACGGCAAAAGGGATTTGATACAACGACGATTTTATCCTATGGGGAGTTTGATTTTCCGCAAGGAGAGAAGGTGAAGGAAATCTCCTTCTCTTCTTTTTTTCCCAAGGAGTATGATGAATCATATTGTAAATATCAGGATATTCCCGATCCGCAGGAGGCTATGAATACGCTAAATGGTTTCTTGTTGTCCCAGAAGCCATTACGCTTCATTATTAGCGGGACATCCGTGAATGTGCCTGTTATTGTAGCCTCTCATAATTCGACCTTTCGGGGCGGTGAATCCGGGGATGTGAATTTTGATCTTTCGCTGCGGACCTGGAGGGAAATGAAGGTATCCAAAAAAGCTGGCAGCGGGCCAAAGTCCGCGACAGTCAACAAAAAGCCTCGCACAGATATGAAAGAAAAGAAAAAAACATATACGGTTAAGTCCGGGGATTCCTTGTCCAAAATTGCCAAGCTGGAGCTGGGGGACAGCTCGCAATGGAGTCGTATTTATCAGCTTAACAAAAAGGTCATTGGGCAAAATCCGAATGCGATTAAACCAGGACAAAAGCTGGTGCTGTCATGAGCTATAAAGTCATTTTACAGGACAAATATGATTTATCTCCGCTTGTGGAAAATATCAATTTGCGGGACTCACTGGAGCAAATCGCTTATCAGGGCACAGTTAATCTGGTTGTTACGTCCGATATGCCTGTCATTTCTCCAGGGATGTCAATCCGGGTTAGCGGGATTCCGTATGGCAAAAAAGACTATGTCCCTTTGTTGTCACCAGCGGTGATCTGGGAAGTGGAAACCTCCAACAGCGGGCTTAAACGCATGACGCTGACGCTGTATGATCGTACGGTGTATTTGGACAAGTCAGAGGATGAATATTTACTTCCTGCCAAGCAGACAGCTACCCAGCGTTTTCAGAAATACGCGAGGGATTGGAAGCTGAAAATCGCTTCTTTGCCGGATACGAAAAAGCCGCTCGGACGCGCGGTATACCGGACACAGTCCATTTATTCCATGATGCTGGGCGATCTGCGGGAAACGGCTAAGGCGGGCGGCAAGCTATATCATCCACGGATGATCTCTTCCGGCTTGGAGCTGTACGAGCTGGGAACGAACAAAGATGTGTATGTGCTTGAGAGAGTCACGGATACAACACAATCCCGTACGCTGGAAGGCGCCGCCACCAGAGTAAAGGTGCTGGCTACGGCGGCCAGTGAAACAGGCAAAGAGGTTCCCTCCAAGGTGATGGCGATTCAGGAAAAGGATATTGCCAAATATGGAACCTTGCAGGTGATTGTGCAGGATGACGAAGTGAAGTCCGGTGCAGCCGCACGTGAGTTGGCGAAAAGTAAGCTGAGAGGCATACAGCAAACGATATCCGTGAATGCGCCGGACATGAACACGATTCGAGCAGGAGACGCGGTGCTGCTGGGTTCCATGAAGCTGCTGGTGATTTCCGTGAGCAGGGAATTGGGGAATCCCGGCAGCATGTCCCTGGAGCTGGGAACATATGACGATGTAAAAAGGAGGTTTTACCTTGAATAAGGACCCCTACGGGCATTTGGTCACCGCTCTGCAATCCTCATTTCACAAGCATACCAAGCAGGCGCTGAGCGGAGTAGGCGCGGTACTGGGCACGATTACCTCCACCGGACTCAAGCTGGACGATTTTAAACATGAGCTTCAGGATTATCTGGTCGCTGAGCTGCCGGGATTGCTGTCTGTACCCCGTCATATGTATAAAGGGACCTCGACCATGGTGGAATCGGAGAATTGGGAAGGCAAAGAGCTGAAAACCTCCTTTTATATCGGGGAGGACGAGCTGGAGGATGTGAATCTGAGCCTGAGCGAAGGACTTAAGCCGGGAGATCGTGTACTTGCGATTCGGGTGAATAGCGGTAACGATGTCGTTGTCGTATGCAAGGTGGTGAGTGGACGTGGCTAATTTATTTCCAGAAACAGATGATATGGTCTGGACAGATACAGATATGACCGACCCGGATGTGCTGGAGGATAATCGGGCTGTATTTGGGCGAAGCTGGCGGTTTGATTTTGAAGCAGGAGAGTTTGTCATGAGCCCCAGTCGTAAAATCGTGGTTACAGGTGAAAAGGAAGCGTGGGTGCAATGGTGTGAAAAAGCAATTCGCACCTCTCGCTACCGTCATGTGATCTATTCTCCTGACTATGGCAGCGAGCTGGAGGAGCTGATTGGCAGCAGCTATGGGCATGGAGTGCAGGAAAGTGAAATTAAACGCATGGTCACGGAAGCGCTGCTGGCAGATGCTCGCACGGCCAGTGTGGATCAGTTCACATTTCGCTGGGAAGGTGAGGCATGCCATTTTAGCTGCCAGATTACGAACGTGCGGGATGAAACGGAAATTGTGGAAAGTGTGGTGATCTAATGGCAGACTTGCCGGAATATTTGGTAGACCAGACGGAAGAGGAAATTTTAAATCGAATGCTGGAAAAAGTGCCTTCGGACATTGATAAGTCCGAGGGCTCTTTTATTTGGGATGCGCAGGCTCCGGTAGCATTTATGCTATCCGAAGCTGCGATCTGGGCGCAGGAGCTGCTGCGGCGTGGCTTTGCCAGCACGGCAGCCAGCGACAACCCGGATTTTCGCTCGCCAGAGCTGGATTTGCGAACAGCAGAGCATGGGGTGACACGGCGAGCAGCGGTCGCCGCCTCAGGTATAGTCACGTTTACAGGCACAGCGGGAACGACCGTCCCGGCCGGAACGCTGGTAGCGACTCCGGCAGATGATGTATCCGGGGAAGCATCCATTGAGTATGCGACCACGGCATCGGTTACGCTGGATGAACAGGGGACAGCTGTTGCAGCGATTCGAGCCATCAATCCCGGACGTAGCGGCAACGTGCCTGCGGGTGTCATCCAAGTGATGGCGACCCCGATTAGCGGGATTTCCTCCGTGATCAATACGGAGGAGACGAAAAGCGGCACAGACATTGAGAGCGACCAGCTGTTGCTGGAACGTTTTTATGCCAAGGTGCGAAACCAGGGTACAAGCGGTAATAAAGCACAGTATACCCAGTGGGCGAATGAAATTGCCGGAGTTGGCGGTGTGGAGGTTGTTCCACTCTGGAAAGGGCCGGGAACAGTGGCTTTATATGTGCTGGATAGCGACAAACGAGCTGCCAGTCCGGATATCGTGGCTGCGGTGCAGAAATATATTGACCCGACGCAGGATGGACAAGGCGAAGGGCTGGCCCCAGCGGGCCCTGTGGTGACGATCATGCCAGCGACAGAGGTGGAGATTAACATCTCGGTCAAGGTACAGCGTACCAAGGAGAAGCCGTCTACACTGGATGAAATCAAAAAACTGATCGAAAGCGGTGTGCGAGCTTATTTGAGGCAGCTTGCTTTTTACAAGGAAGACCCGTTGGTTCGGTATACCCGAATTTCTGCTGTTCTGCTGGACATTCCGATCATTATTGATTTTTCTGAGCTCAAAATTAATGGGCAGAGCAATCAGAATATTGAGATTGGATCAGGTCAGGTGGCCGTGCTGGGGACGGTGAGTGTCAGTGAGTAATGATGAAATGAACCGTAGTGCCAGCGCGTCCTTTTCTGGTCGAGCTATGGGAGAGGATATCCAAATCAACAGCTTGCGGGGACGCGAGCTGTTTTCTTTTTTACCGTCTTATTATGAAACCTCACGAGTGATGCGTTCCGATATGGATGCGAAGGGCAGCGAATTGGACGCTTTGTATCTCGCAATGGACGCAACGGTAGGACAGTTTTTCGTGCGTACTGCTACTTGGGGATTGGAACGCTGGGAAATGGAGCTGGGTATCGAAACCGACCTTGCGAAGCCATTGGACCAACGGCGTGCGGTGGTGGAATCGAAGCTGCGAGGAGCAGGGACTTTTTCTGGACGGCTTGTCAAAAGTGTAGCCGAGGCGTATGACGGGGGTACGGTAGATGTTACTTTTCACCCCGCCGAATGGGGATTCACGGTCAAATTTATAGATACCATCGGGATTCCACCCAACGTGGAGGATCTAAAGGCAGCCATTGAGGAGATCAAGCCCGCTCACATGGCGGTTGAGTACAAATTACGTTACCTGACCATTGCCGAAGTCGAGTCTATGACCCTCTATGAAAACGAACATACAACACAGGATAGATATTTAGGAGGTGGCGCATAACATGGCAAGTGAGAAGACACCAAATCTTGGCTTAAATCAAATTGACCGCACGTCGCCCAAAACAACGTATTTTGATCTGGAGAAGTATCTGGATCAAAACTGGCGCGCTGTAGACGATTTTGCAGGTGATGTAAATGATGGTGTGAATGAGATCAAGAAGCGTCTGGATACGACGGAGCGTAAGGCGGTAACTCTGGAACCCGGGGTGCAGATTGTTCATGCGGAAAAGGCTGCACCATTTTCTTTGTCTGGAATAACCGGACGAACACTAGTTAACCTGCTTGGGCGTGCAGGCTCTTGCGACCAAATCAGCAGCCTTTTAGGTTGGGAAGCTGATCTTGCAGTTGATACATCTAATAAGGCGCAGGGGGCGGGATCTATCAAGGTCACTGCAAAGAACGCTGCCGGCGTGTATAATGTGTACAGTGCCGGATTGAAGCTTACTGGCGGGAGGTACTATATCGCCCTAGCTGATGTTAAAAACATCAATGCTTCAAACAGTATCTATGTTAATTTTTCGGCAGGCGGTAATAAGGCACTCAAGCAGTCCATGGATCCGAGTAAATTTGTAACGATCTATACAAAATATGCACCGGCAAACGATACACCGACAAACTTGGAAGTTTCATCGATTTCGACAGCAACTGGTCAAGCTTTTTATGCAGACGCTATTCGTCTCTATGAGGTCAGCGCTTCAGAATATGCAGCGCTGGATAGCATGACTCCCGAACAGGTAGCTGTCAAATATCCATATGTGGACAGCGTAATGCCTGCGCGTAATCCGTATGCGATTCGATATGGGGAGAATTTACTTCCACCTTTTTATGAATGGTTAACAACAGGTCACAAATTATCAATAAATTCGCCATATTCTATTGAGGGAGAGCTTTTGAGCGGAGCAATAGGGACTGATGCATATGCAGTTATTTATCTTGATGTAATTCCGAACAAAGAGTACACGATTACTAATCCAGCTGAAAGCACAGGTAAAGTACGGATATCCGCGTTTAACAATGCAGGAACACGTATTCAAGGCATATTTATTAATCCTGGTGAATCACGGGTTATAAAGATGGATGCATCTGCTGTTCGAATTGGTGTGAATGTTAGTGGTGTTACACAATACACGAATGAATTTGATGTTAATGCCTGGAGTTGGCCTGTAGGTACGAAACGTAAATTTTACAATCCAATTCTCAACGTTGGCAGCACCGCCAAACCATTCAAGCCACGTGAAGATTCAATGCTTGCGCTACAAACAGACCTGTACGCCGATCCAGTTACAGGAGCCAATGCGGATACAGTTTTCGAACGTGACGGGCAATACTTCAAGTCCAAACGATGGCAGGGGCTAATGCTTGATGGTAGTAGAGCATGGATACCTGGTGAAGGTGGTGCTACTAACGGAAACAGGCAAGTTAAAGTGACAGGGCTGGCGATTGGAGCGGTAGCAGGTAGCGGTATAGGCACAAAATATGATGGAAAACTACTACCGCAAGGAAGTACAGGCAGTTCAGCAGATACGAATGCCGTTACAGCAGCCGGAGAAATTTACTTCGGCATTCCAGTTGCAGACAGTGGATGGGCTGACGGATACCAACCAACGCAGGACGACATCAAAGCCTACTTTTACGGATATAAGGCGTATGATGCAAATACCATAACGCCAGCCCAGGCGCAGGCTGCAACATCGGCAACCTGGAACGGTACGGGTACAAAGTATTGGGTGCAATGTATCGGTGCGCCTAACTTTACTCAATCCGTACCACAACAGGCATACGCAGGGTACACACCGTACCAACTCGTATACCAACTCGCTACGCCTACGGTTGAGCCTATCGTATCTGAGGGCCAGCTATCCTTTATTGAGGGAGAAAATCAGGTAGAGGTAGGCACGGGGATTGTATTGCGTGAGAAGGCTAAACTTTACCAAGAGTTAGACACGAAGCGCTGGAACATCAACAATGGTTCTCCTGGTGAGTATCAAGCATCCTTGCTTTCCTACAGAGTTAACAGGTTCATTGGAATTTACAATAACTCTAAACCGGACACGTGGACCCTTTATCCTAATACGACCACACCAGCGGGAGCCTTGGCGCATAAAATCAGTTCCGATTTTGATACGTTCGCAGCTTACACCGTGTCGTACCTAGCGTTCATTTCTTCTCCTATCGTCCCATTTACTGGCTCATATGCAGCTAACGAAAAGACGCTGCTGACGGACTTGGTAGACAACGTACAGCAGAACGCGACGCGGGTGTCGGTGCTAGAAAATAAGAAGGCAGAAAAGGATAACCAGTCGTGGATTACACCAACATTGCTTAATGGGGTTACGGGAGAGACCACGGGGCCGGATTTCCAGCCGCAGTATATTAAAATGTCGGATGGCCTTATTAAAATGCATGGGTCAATAAAGGTACCGACTTCTAACGCGACTGTGACGTTTTTTAGATTACCAGAAGGGTATAGACCTAAAACCCTAACGGTATTAACCTGCGCAGCATCTGATGCGGTGTCCGCCGATAAAACAGCCGTAATTGCTATATCCCCTGACGGGCGTGTTGAAGTAGTAGGCAGGGGAGGTTACGGCTGGATACGTTTAGATGCCGTTCAATTTATAGCAGAAGTTTAAGGAGGGCAACATATGAAAGCAGTCACAAAAGTAAATACAGACGGCCTCTATCTGGAGGACGAG